CAAAGCACCAACAGCACGCGAAATCCTAAATCGTATCAAAATTGCCTACGAAGCATTACCTTTATGGCTTCAACAAGGCGTTCGCGTTTGGAACAAAGGTGATATTGAACTCGAAAACAACTGTCGCGTGATGGCAACGTCGACGGCTTCAAGCGCAATCCGTGGTTATTCGATCTCGCTACTCTATCTTGACGAATTTGCCTTCGTTCCAAGTAATATTGCCGACGAATTTTTCACCTCCGTTTATCCAACGATCTCTTCTGGTACAAATTCTAAGATTTTAATCTCATCTACACCAAACGGAATGAATCACTACTATAGAATGTGGACTGAAGCCGTTGAGGGGCAAAATGGATTTAAACATATTGAAGCCAATTGGCGTCAGGTTCCTGGTCGAGATCAAAAATGGGCGGATGAACAGCGCCGAGTTTTGGGTGATGAGAAGTTTTTACAGGAAATGGAGTGCGAGTTTATGGGTTCAGCAGGCACTTTATTGTCTGCCGCTGCTCTAAAGTCCCTCGCCTTCGTAAAACCATTCCATACTTCCGAAAATGGTATCAAAGTTTATCAGCAACCAATTGAAAATCATAGTTATGTTCTGATAGCAGATACTTCTAGAGGTCGCGGAATGGACTATTCTGCGTGCTCGGTCATCGACGTAACATCACTTCCATACCGTCAAGTCGCTATTTACAAAGATAACACCATCAGTCCATTGGTTTATCCTTCAATACTCAAGAAATTAGGCGAATACTACAACCAAGCCTACGTCCTAGTTGAGATTAATGATAATGGTCAACAGGTCGTTGACTCATTATTTGAAGATTATGACTACGAAAACATCCTTTCGACGGTCGAACTCAAGGGAAAGCTGGCTCTCACGTGGGGTTATGGAAATAAGTCCTACCGAGGAGTCCGAACAACCAAATCTGTGAAGCGTCTTGGGTGTTCGATTTTAAAAAATTTGATTGAAAATGAGAAACTGATTATACAAGACTTTGATACGATTTCTGAACTTTCGACTTTTATTGGAAAAGCAGGAAGTTTTGAGGCTGAAGAGGGTAGTCATGACGATCTTGTGATGTGCCTTGTATTGTTTTCGTGGATGACGAATCAATCATTCTTCTCAGAAATGAGTAATGTTGATTTAAAACAAAAACTTTATTCTGATCAACTGCGTCAAATTGAAGAAGAGTCTCTCCCAACAATGCTTGGTGGTCATATTGATATTGACGAAAATCCAGGATATGTGGAGGATGGTGCAGTTTGGAACGTCGTAGAGCGTTAAGATAGGCGTTTTACTAAATATCCAGTAGAATTCTTAATTCTCCATTCATAGGAGCATAAACATGGCATTTTTAGTCTCTCCAGGAGTGAATACTTCTGAAATTGATCTTACAGCGTCAGTCCCAGGTGTTGGTACTTCAACTGGCGCAACCGTGGGATTTTTCCGCTGGGGTCCAGCAAATACAATCGTACAAGTTTCAAGTGAGTCTGATCTTCTACAAAAGTTTTTCAACCCAGACTCAAACTCTGCAGCATCATTTATGTCTGCAGCAAACTTCTTATCATACGGAAATGATCTTCGAATTGTCCGTGTAATCAACGGAGTTGGAAGCGCGAATTCATCAAACAACGCTGTTTCAAACTCAAGTCACGCAATCACAATTGCAAACGAAGACGTTTACTTCGCAAACCACTACGGTTCAGCAAATGGTGACATCGCTTGGGCTGCTCGCTATCCTGGAAAGTTGGGCAATTCTCTCAAAGTTTCTGTTTGCGCTAACCCAGATGCCTTTGCTGCTTGGGAATATGCTCCACTATTTGATGCAAAGCCAAATACATCAAACTTTGCTCTAGCAGCAACAGGAAATAACTACGGTGTCAAAGATGAACTACACATGGTTGTAGTTGATACAGATGGCGTAATTTCAGGTACAGCAAATACTGTTCTTGAGCGTTATGCAAATCTATCAAAGGCTTCAGATGCTCGTGGTGATGATGGTGCGTCAATCTATTACAAGGAAGTTATCTATCGCAACTCAAGATGGATTCACTGGCTTGGACATGCTGCAGGATCAAATGCTGCAAACGCATGGGGTCAGACAGTTGCTTCCGCAAATGCCACAGGATTCCACGTTCCAGCAAATACAACACTCACAACGTATACTCTCTCAAGAGGAACTGATGGTTCTGTAACTGAAGGGCAAGTAACGGCTGCAATTGATCAGTTCAATAACAGCGAGCTTGTTGATATTTCTCTACTCTTTGCTGGTGACTATGGCGTGTCAGCAAATGCCGCAGTTGGTGCAACGTCAGTTGCTAACAAGTATCTAGCAGTTGCTGATGCTCGTAAAGATTGCGTCGCGTTTATTTCACCACCATATGCTAACTCAGTAACATCAACGGCTAAATCAGCTGATATTGTAAACTTCCGCAATGGCTTGACTGCTACATCTTACGGTGTAATGGATTCAGGTTGGAAGTATCAATATGACAAATACAACGACGTATACCGTTGGATTCCGCTCAATGCTGATATCGCAGGTCTATGCGTTAAGACTGATCTACAACGTGATCCATGGTTCTCACCAGCTGGTATTGATCGCGGTCAAATTCGCAATCTAGTCAAGTTGTCTTTCAATCCAACGAAGGCAGAACGCGATACACTCTATAAGGCTGGCGTCAACCCAGTAGTTTCACTACCAGGAGAAGGAACGCTTCTCTTTGGTGATAAGACTCTACAAGGTCGCCCAAGCGCATTTGATCGTATTAATGTCCGTCGCTTGTTTATTGTTCTTGAAAAAGCAATTTCTCGCGCAGCACGCCAAAGTCTATTTGAACTCAACGATGAGTTTACAAGAGCACAGTTTGTCGCCCTTGTTGAACCATTCTTGAGAGACGTTCAGTCTCGTCGCGGTATTTACGACTTCCGTGTTGTTTGCGACGAATCAAACAATACAGAGGGTGTTATTGACCGTAACGAGTTTGTTGGCGACATCTACATCAAGCCAGCTAGAAGCATCAACTTTATTCAATTGAACTTTGTCGCTGTTCGCAGCGGTGTATCGTTCGATGAAATCGTTGGACGCTTCTAAAATAAATAGACTAGTATAAAGTCAGGAGAATACAATGGCTTTTAATGTAAGTACGTTTCGCAATCAAATGAAATATGATGGCGCAAGAGCCAATCTGTTTGACGTTCAAATTAGTTTTCCAAATGCATTTACCGACAGTAATTTTAGAAGAGATCTTGCCTTCAAGTGCAAAAGCGCACAAATTCCTGGCGGCACTATTGGCGTTGTTCCAATTCAATATTTTGGTCGTGAAGTGAAATTTGCAGGAAACAGAACATTCCAAGATTGGACAGTAACCATTCTAAATGATGAGGATTTCCGTTTGCGCGGAGCCTTTGAACAATGGATGCAAGGAATCAATACTCACGGATCTAACGTCCGTACAATCGGAAGAGCACCAACAGACTATACAAGAGATGCTGTTGTGACTCATTACGGTAAAAATGGTTCTGTCCTTCGTAGATACAAGTTCAGAGATCTCTTTCCAACAGACATTTCACCAATTGACTTGGATTGGGGCAATAACGACTCTATTGAAGAATTTACTGTGACTTTCTCTTACCAATGGTGGGAAGCTGAAAATAATAATGGTTCTTCAAGAGTGATCGTTTAATTCCTTTCATTTATATAATGAGGTAATGCATGGCTGGAATTAATATATTCGGCTTTGAGATAATCCGTAAGTCTGCTGAAACACCAAATCTGCAGCCTCAAGTAACCGTGCCTGTAACTGACGATGGAGCAATCAACGTCAATTCAGGTGGTTACTACGGAACTTATCTTGACCTAGAATCCAGTTTTAAAAATGAACACGACTTGGTTACTCGCTATCGTGAGATGGCGATGCAGCCTGAGTTAGAAACAGCCATTGATGATATTATCAATGAAGCAGTTGTTCATGATGTCGCAGGTAAAACGGTCACAATTATTCTTGATGACCTTGAACAACCTGACAATGTAAAGCAACTAATCCGCGATGAATTCACCAATGTTCTTCGTTTGCTAGACTTTTCAAACTCAGGCACTGACGTATTCCGTAACTGGTATATTGATGGTCGTATTTTCTATCAAGTTTTGATTGATGAAAAGCAACCACGACTCGGTATTCAAGAATTACTTTATATTGATCCAAGAAAAATCAAAAAAGTTCGCGCAGTTAAAAAGAAAAAAGAGCTAAGAACAGGCGTCGAAGTAATTGACGGCATTCAAGAGTTTTACGTTTATAGCGATAAAGCAGTTCAGCAAGGTCAAAATATGATCACGTCAATTGCTGACGGTGCAGTTAAAATTGCCACTGACGCGATTGTAAACGTGAACTCTGGTTTGATGGATCCAAAGCGTCAGATGGTTCTTTCTTACTTGCACAAAGCCATCAAGCCACTCAATCAATTACGCATGGTTGAAGATGCTGTTGTAATCTATCGTCTATCTCGTGCTCCAGAACGTCGTGTATTCTATATTGACGTCGGTAACATGCCTAAAATTAAGGCTGAGCAATACTTGCGCGATATTATGATTAAGTTTAGAAACAAAGTTGTCTATGACTCAGCCACTGGTGAAGTCAAAGACGATCGTAAGTTTATGACCATGCAGGAAGATTTCTGGATTCCTCGTCGCGGCGAAGGTAAGTCTACAGAAATCAGCACACTTCCTGGCGGTCAAACGCTCGGTCAGCTTGACGACGTTCGATACTTCGAAGAAAAGTTATACAAGTCATTAAACGTTCCAGTTTCCCGTTTGCTACCACAAACAGCATTTACTCTTGGACGTAGCGCAGAAATTACTCGCGACGAACTCAAGTTCAATAAGTTTATCGAAAGACTTCGCAATAAGTTTAGTATTCTTTTTGATGAAATTATGGAGCGTCAACTAGTTCTTAAGGGTATTTGTTCTGTAGATGAATGGAAAGTCTTAAAAGAAAAGATTCACTATGATTTCCTTAAAGATAATAATTTCTCAGAACTTAAAGAAGCAGAACTCATTTCTGCTCGTTTACAACTTATGACACAAATTGATCCATATGTTGGAACTTACTTCTCGAAAGCATGGGTTAAGAAACACGTACTACAATTCGATGAAGAAGGTATTGAGCGTATGGAGGCTGAACTTGCAGCTGAGGCTGCAATGAATCCAGTTGTTGAGCCAGAAGCAGGTGTTGCGCCGCCAGTTGGCGCATCTCCTGACATGAATCAAGCCTTTGAAACTGAAATTAATAAATAATTTGGAGATATTATGGAAACAGTAAATATTGTTGATGCTGCACTTGCTGGAGATAAAGAATCCTTTATGTCCGCATTTAATGCAGCAATTGCTAATAAAGTTACTGATGCATTAGAAGTTAAAAAAGTCGAAATGGCATCATCACTCATTACACCAGAAGTAACAAATGAACCTGAAGAAGTTACGACAGAATTTGACGGAAGCGGAACGGTTGAAGCCGACGCCGAGTCAAACAACGACGAATAATAACCAAATCAAAGACGATTTGGCGAAGATAACTCGTCTTGTCAATGCGGGTCTTTTACCGAGGGAGGATCTTCCTGCCCTCAAGACAGCACTTGTTCGCCGTACAAAGGTTGATGATGTGGCAAAACTTCCAAAAAATCAAAGAATGTTGATTCAAAAATTCGAGAGCGCACTTAACTCTGCAGCTCTTGGATCAAATCAATCTTATGCTGCGGTTCGAAGAAACATCAATGCTGGGTTTGAAATGGAACGTACTGACTTCTTAAGTGAATCAGTAAACGAAGCCGTTGAAGATCCTCCTATGATGATGGTCTTGAAGCGCAAAGCAATTCGAATTTTCCCTGATGGTCAAAGAGTAGCGTTGTATGTGAACGATAAACTTGGATTAACGTTTACGATTCCATATACACCAGGAAGTGTTAAGGGTGAAATCGTCGGTGTTCAAGAAAATACAGTTATTGAAAATATTGAACACCTAAAAGACATGTCATCCAAAAACGAAAAGCGAGAACTAAAATTCTTAGATGGTACATCAATGGAAGTTCACCCAGAACTTGCTAAAAAGATTCTTATGGTTCACGGCAATTTGAATGACGAAAATAAAGCAAAACTAGCAGACATGTTAACTGCTAGCAAGAATAAATTTATGAAGGTTGCTAATTTTGCACATAATAGCGTCAAGCCAACGGTGCCAAATGCGTGAACTAATTGAACAAAAACTTGTTGAAATCGTAGAGCAAAAATTAGAGATCTTAAAGGTCGCTGTCGCTTTAGATGAAGCATCAAATGTTCAAAAGATGGGTCGTAAAAAACTTGTTCGTGCGCGTGTACGTGGTGGTAAAATTCAACGTCGCAAAGTTGTATCAGCAGTTAAAGGTTATACAATTCGTGGCGGTAAACTTACTCGCATGACGACAGCAGAACGACTCAAAAGAAAAATCTCTCAGCGCAAAGCAAAAGTTAAGCGTAAAGCAAAAGCTGCTCGTGCATAGATGAA